TCTTGAATTAGTTTTAAAACGGATTGAGCGAAATAAGATCCTAAACAAGCTGTTGAAAATATAATATTACCTTTATTATCCCCGATTATTTTTTCTATTTCTTTATATTCTATGGGTACTCTTTCTTGATTTTTATATTTAAACATATTTTCCCATGCAATAGAAGATAATCTTCTTATTTGTTCATTACCTTTAAGATTTTTAGCTAATAAAACACCATGATAAAATTTAGTGTTATTTTTAATATCTCTACTCTTATCTCTACTGTCAATTAAATATATTTCATTACCTAAAATTACTTTAAAAGACGAAGGCAATAAACCATCTTCTTTTAATTTTTTAGTAGTATTTAAAACTTTAATCCAACTTGAAATACATTCATGATCAGTAATTCCAATACCAGATAATTGTAATTCACCTGCATATTTTAATAATGGTTCAATTTTATTTATACAGTCTAAAAGTCTAATATTACTAAAATCTGTGTGAGTGTGCAAGTTAGCATACAAATTTTTACACTCCTTTTCTCTTAAAATACAAATTTCTTTGTTTTCTTTACATTGAAATCACTTATCATTACTTGAGCAATAACATTCCCTTTAAATTCATTTATTTTACATCTGCCAATCACTTCTAATTCTACTGTTTTACTACTATTTTTTATATTATTAATTTGTTGTTCACTACTATTAAATTTAATAAATTCAATTCCCCTATATGTAAATTTAATAGTATTTTGTTTTTCTCCTATTATATTGATATCATCTGCGATTACTACTAAGCCAGTGAAAGCAATCAAAGGTTCATCAATTCCTCCACCCCAAATATCGCCATATTTACTCATATTAAAAATAAAATCTTTAGTAACTCCATTTGCGGGAATAATAAAATCAACATTATATATATCATCAAATTCTACATCTTTAAGTTTTCTATTAAAAATATCATTAACTTCAATAATATTATTAAATGTAATTCCAATTCCACAGGCATTGGGATGTCCCATAGCATATATAAATTTACCCGATTCTAATAAAAATTGTTTAACATCTTTTATTACTCCCTTATCATATCCCCTGGCACTTCCTCCAAAGTGCTTTTTTTCTTCGTTATATCTCAATAAAATTACTGGTCTTTTATATTTTTCTGCTAATTGACTTGCAACTAATCCTGTAAGGGTATGTTCAAGTATTCCCGTAACATCTACTATTAATATTTTATTTTTTAATAAATTCTTTTCTTGTATTCTTTTTTCAATTATTTGTAAATTTTTATCTCTTTCTCTATTTTGTTTTGCTTTAATATTAGTGCAAATTCTAGCCATTGCTTCAGAAATAGGCTGTTGTATTTCTTCTTTTGAACCTCTCTTTTTATATGGCAACGTTTCATTACTACCTATAAATGCTTTAAACATATTTTCTTTTTCTTCTTGTGTTCCAAACCTAACACAAGCATTAACTAAAGGAGCAATATAAAATGCTACATTAATAATATTTATAATACCTTTAGTAGAAAAAGATTGTTTTTCAAATAGTGATTTTAAAAAAGGATTGGTGATATTTTTAAGTCCTTTAAGAACATAATATCTTGTTTCCAAACTCCTTAAATCCATTACATCTGCGATATTTCCACAAGCAACCAAATCCAAAAAATTATTGGCATATCTTACGTTTAATTTATCATCTAATGCTTGACAGAATTTATATACAATCCCTACACCAGATAAACTTTTATTGGGATAATCGCATATTTGATTATTAACTATTATTGCATATTGTTCATTATGTTTTATTCTTTTATCTATCTCATGGTGATCAAGTACAATGCAATCTATACCTCTTTCTTTTAATAATTTATGTTCTTTTGTTTGATTTGTTCCAGCGTCAGGTATAATCACAAGAGATACATTTTCAGGTATTTTTTCTATATATATTCCATGTTCTTTTCCTTCTGGTAATTCCCAAAAGATGTTGCTATCAGGATAAATTAATTTAATATAATTATATAACAATGCAGCAGAAGAGAAACCGTCAAAATCAGCATCTATTTGTATATATATTATATTATTATTTTGTAAATGCGCCAACAAACAATCTACAGCTTTTTTAATATTTTCTAATTGCAAATAATTATATGTATGATTTTCATTTACATTTAAAAATTCATTTGTATTTTTAATCCCTCTATTATGTAAGATAACTTCTATTGGATTAATTAAATAATCATTTTTTCCTATAATTTTATATTGCATATTTCTATATCTTCTCCGTTCTTAGTTTTTATTTCATACTTATGTTTCATTAACTCTAATAAAACTTCTTTCCCCATATCAGATGGAGAGGCTTTATAAGGCAACAATCCTAAATCATCCCAAATAATATATGTTTGACAATATGCAGTAAATGGATATGCTTGTTTTAAAAGTTTTTTAGCATATTCATACGCTTCTTCACTATTAGGATCTTCAAATTGCTTATCAAAACCAATAAACACTTCTTTCGGGTTTAAAGAAAGTATCATATTTCTTTGCCAACTAGAGATTGACATATTACATGTAGCTACTGAAAAATTATCTTCTTTAAAATATGTATCACATTGCATAACTGATTTTTCAGCTTCAAATATAAATACTTTTTTAATTCGTTTAATAGCATTTTTTGTATAATTTAATCCATATAAATTCAACGCTAGTGGATGACCATATACTTTTTTTTCTATTATTAATGGCATATATTTTTTACCTGCTAACAAATCATCATTTCTTAAAGCTCTACCCCTAATACCAATTAAATTATTATTAATATCATAATGAGGAATTACAATTTTATCATCTTTAATATAATATTTAATTCCATATTTTTGCATTGTTTCAATAGATATTCCCTCTTCAATCCAAGATTGATAGTATGCATCTTTAAAAATGTCTAAAACTGTGGTGTCAATTATAGGTATATTTATATTAGGTTTTTTCTCTAATCTTTTATATTTTTTAATCCATTCCCAATCATCAATTAAATAATCTTTATCTATATTAGACAATGCAGATGAACAATGAAAATATTTATTAGTTAATAAAGCAACATATTTTATACATTCATAGAAACTTAATCGAATATTTTTTTGTAAGTTAGAACGCCTCACTAGTTCATATATATCAAAACTATCTTGGCAACCAGTATAACATCTAAATAATTTACTATCTTTATAGTAATATAATTTATATGAACCTCCATTTGAGTTGTGGCATATTGTAGTAAATATTAAATTATTATCTTTATCTAAACGTGGTTCTTCGCTTCCTAAATCTTTTAATAATAATTTAATATCTTGAACGTCCAATTCTTGTTTGATTTTTTCTTTATCTAGCATCTATTCACACCCCTTAAAAATCGAATAGTGCTTTTGTGGATTTTTCTTCATCTTCTTTATTTACTTCTATTTCTTTTTGATCTATTGAATGCTCATCTATCATTGCGTCAATCATTTCAATTTTAGTAGATTCTATTGGAATAATTTGATAATTTCTATCCGTTAAAAATAAATCCTGCACTCTCATATTACCAAGATTTATATGTAACCATAATTTTACTCTTGAAAATTTTCCTCTTCTAACTTTATAAATATGATAAACCATATTAGGAATTGGATATATACCTTTTGACAATATTGGCTGTAATGCTTCAATATCTGCTTTAGTAGGTTCTAAACCTACAATTCCTACATCAATCTTATCTGCAATTGATTTTGCTCCTCTAAGAACATTTTGATCGGCATCTTTAACATTTTTATATTCGCCTGACGTTTGAGTTGAGCTATCTATATGAATATTTAATTTATTGCACATTGATTTTAATCTATCTGAAAACATTAATAAAACTTGATCTTCCCTTAATTTCATGCCTTTAGAAAGAGTTGCAATTTCTTTTATAAGTTTTAATGAAGTATGTAAATAATCAAATAAAACATATTGAACTTTATGATCGATTTGATATCTACGAATTGTCATTTCAATATCTTCAATATTAAAATCGGACAAATATTCTATCCATAAAGGAGATTGCTCAATAAATTCAATAGCTTGATCTACCCTTTCTTCTTCATCATCTTTATAATTTCCATCCAATATTTTATCTTCTTCTACCCCACTTACATATGCAATAAACATTGTTTGTATTTCTTCAATTTCAAGTTCTGTTGTAAGATATAAAGTAGATTCAGAAATTCCTGTGTACATCCATTTTTTTTCTTTTAAATCCCAAATGTAGGGAACAGCATAACTACACGCATCACTTGCAGCAATTCTACTTTTTCCTATCCCTGTAGGCATTGACCTTAAATAAAATTTTTTTAACCTTGATCCCCTTGCAATTGTATTCATAATATTACTTGCCATTGGGATGCCCATATCAGGAGTGCTTTTACATTTTTCTTTTAATTCCTGTAATCCTTTCCCTGCTTTTTGTCCTTGATTATATATATTATTTAGATGTTTATTTTTAACTTCTATAATTTTTTTTTCAACAATATTAAAAATATCTTCTACACTATAACTATCAAACTGTGCTTGCATTATTTCTTGTTCTTTGGGTTCTACAAGGGTTTCATCGTATATTGTCTTAATATCAAATCCTTTTTCAATTAATGTTCTTAATAAACTAAATTTTTTTAATCGTTGGTAATAATAATCAAAATTATCAATATTACTATTTGATTGGCATTCAATAACATAATCTATTCCATTGTTTTCATTAAATATTTTATATTGTAATTCATAAGATGATAAATAATTATCAATTGCTATATAATCAATGTTTTTAATACCTTGTAAATAAAGATTATATATTGAAGCAAATATCATCTTATGAAATATCTCATCGAAGTCATCTCTGTCAATATTATATCTACTATCAACTAATAGTTCTGGTTTTTGTAAAATACAGCCCAATACTTGGAGATAACTACGTTTGCAAGATAAACTCAAAGATGTATCACCTCAATTCTTCTATATCAATTAATTTATTATTTATTGCATTATTTTTATTTACTTTTACTATTTTTTCAATTACTATTTTTTCCATATCTAATTTTTCTGCTTCTTTGCTTATTCTTTGTTTGATTTTTTCATATTCTTGTGCTTCTTCGTAAACATAAGGTATTATTCCTACACAATCAGAAATAATTGGGTTGTCTTGTGTTTCATAAAAATATTTTAAGGTAATTAACATACCTTCATATGAAAATTTATAAACTGTATAATAATCTTTTAACAATTTATAAGTTTTTACGTTTAATTTATTTAAATTCAATAATTTCTTTAAGTATAAAATTACTTGTTCTTTTGCTAAAATATCTTTATCAGTTATATCAGTTTCAATAGATATATGCGTATCTTTCTGAATATTCTTTTTAGCTTTTTCTGTCTCTTGTTTTTCCTTTTTTTTTCTTACTTCTTCTTTAGTAGTTTTTTTTAAAAATTGAGTAAAACATTTCTCATGGTAATATTTTTTTTTGTATTCAAAACTTTCTTCTTTTGTTACATTTTTTTTACATATTGGACATACTCTTGGTCTACCCATATATAAACACTCCACTATAAACAAATGGACAGGTTAAGATATTTCACCTGTCCATTATTCACTTTTATTTTTTATAAACCCAATTCTTCTAAAGTATCAACTAGATCATCATAAATTACTGATACAACCTCAATTTGTGATTTGGTGCAATCACTTACTTTTTTCCCTTTGCCAAGATGTTTTTCAACAATTTCTACGAGCGTTTCAGCTTTATTACTATCAATAAATTTTTCTCCTGCTTCTCCTATTTTTTCCATTAATTTATCAAAATCAATTTTTTCAGATTCATATGCTGTCTTTTGTTGTTGAAACTCTACTGCTTTAATTCCTTCTTTTTCTTCTTGTATTTCTATAGCTTTAATAATTGCAGCTTCTAAATTTTCTGCTGTAAATTCTTTAATATATGTATCTATATAATCAAATCTACTTCTTGCGAAGAATTCATCTGTTTGAGCTAAATAAGCGGATGATTTAATAACTTTGCCTTCATCATCTATTCCATTTGATTTTACATAAACTACAATATCACAATTATCTATAATTGGTTCTAATGCTCTTTTGTCACCTTTGGGAAGAATAAATCCATCTTTGTTTTCAGTTTGGTGTGCAATAAAAATAACTGTGTATCCTGCCCCAGTTAATTTATTAATTTCCTCCCAATATTCTGTCTCATACTCTTTCCATAAACCATAACCATCATTACCTTCTCTAATGCGATTAACCCCATATACGCTATTAATATAACGTTGACAATATTTTGCAGATGCCTCTACTTCATCAAAAATTATTGTATTATATATAGATTTCGCTTTTTCTAAAGTTGCTACACTTGTTAATTGTTTATTTACTTTTTTAAAATCTGCCCATGTATTAATAGGTTCATAAGGTACACCAGCAATAGCATTTACACCTTTTTCAAAAGGAAGGTAGAAAGGTTTTTTCATTCTTGTCGCTTGCTTCGTTTTGCCCAAATTATTTCCTCCGTAAATCATAATACGCTTACCTTCTAACCCTTTTGCTATCACAGATATTTGCGGGTTAAAAATATCAACCATATTTAATTATATTTCTCCTTTCAATTACTTTTAATTGGGCAGATATAATATTTATCTACCCAATTTTTATATTAATATTTTAAAATGGAAGTTTTTTACCACTGTTGGGGACAGAAGATATTTTACTTCCTCTAGGGGTATCTTTTTTGTTTTTCAATTCTTCTAAAAATTCAGTTCTTACTGCCATAGCATTTTTTACAGTTTCTATATTAAATGTATTAGCATCATCTTCTGCGTAAGGTTCACTACCACCTGTAACGATTAGTTCTCTTGTAGTTATAGTATTAATTATTTCTTTAGGTTTACCAATTGCTACAGGCACAATAGTTTTAGTAGTTGTAATAGAAATATTAACATCTCCATATAATTTTATTGTTTGTCCGGGTTCATATAAAGATTCAATACCTTGCACTAACTCAGGATCTTTTACAATAAAATCCATAGGGACAATTTTGCCGTCGTAAACTGGTACAAGTCCACTAATAATTTTATTGCCTGTCAATTCATTGTTTTTATCTATTTCATCATTAATTTTATGAATAAATAACTCTACTTCAAATTCTGCTTTAGGATTAAGTTCTTCTCCTTGTTTCATTCTATTTATAAAACTTGTTTGAATTTTTATATCAGATTTTAATACACCTGCATTATTATAATAATCATTTACTATAAGCTTTGCTCCTGATATTCTTACTTTATCTGCTTCTTCTTTACCAAATTTAGCAATTGATTTATACTCATTCATTACAGTAGAAAGTCCTTTAAAAATAGTATTTTCATTACCATCTTTTTTAAATTTATAAGAAAATATATCTACCGTACAAATTGAATCATCATCTAATTGAATTACAATATCACCCATTATTGCTTCTTTACCATCTATTTCTTTAATCTCAAAATTAATTTCTGACACAGTTCCTTCTACAAACACTTTATTATCTGCTTCACGCAATATAGTTTCACTCATATGTAATTATTGTCCTCCTAATTTATTTTATTAATTTAATATTAATCTAACTCCACTTTCTCTACATCTACAATACTAAAACTTACTGCTTTACCAACAAACATTTCAAAATCATTAAACTTCAACAAATCTGTTCTTTCTTCTTTCTCATCTTCAATAAGAAATCCTTCCGCAGTAACCTCCGTCAAAATACCTTTTGCCTTAATTTTGTTTTTAGTTTCTTTTACAATACTCAATAATTTAATCTCCTTTCTAAAGTTTTAATAAAAGCAACATTTTAATATAATCTTATTATATTAGTAATTTGATAACTTGTCAAGGTTTTATTTTTTAACCACTCCTTCCAATCATCTCATTAAACTCTGCTTCAGATATAATCTTTACATCCAACTGTTTTGCTTTCTTATTCTTACCAGAGTTTGAAGTAACATCATTATTAATCAAGAAGTTTGTCTTACTGCTAACACTTCCACTAAGTTTGCCACCCAAGTCACTAATTAATACTTCTAATTCTTTACGGTTCTTAAATGTTTCCACATTACCAGTAACAACAAATGTCAATCCCTCTAATGATTTTAACTCTGTTTCCTTTTTCTCTTCTTTCACAAATTCTACTTCATTTAAAAGATTAACCCACATCTTCTTTTCATCTAAATCAGCATACCATCTATGCAAACTATCATTGGTAATATAACCAAAGTCTTCAAGAATACTAAAGTTAAATCTATTGGATAATGCTTTTTCAAATTCAACCCAATCATCATTAAATGCTTTGGATAGTATCTTTGCTCCACCTTTTCCAATTTGAGAAATTCCAAGAGCATAAATAAATTGATTTAACTTAACCTTTCTTGATTTTTTGATTGCTTCAATTAATTTGTTGTAACTTCTTATACCAAATCCTTCCATATTTACTATCTCATTTTTGTATTGGTCAAGTTTATATATATCATCA